GCGGATACAGAAACACTGCCGACAGCCGATGTTCCAGAGACTCCTGTCGGACTGACGTTTGCGTCCGCTGTGACTGTGACCGACCCGACAGATCCTGTCGCAGAGACTCCAGTAGGTGATACATTGGCGTCTGCTGCGACCGTAACACTGCCAACGCTTGCGGTTCCTGAAACGCCGGTAACGCTGACAACCGCACCACCGCTAACTGTGACCGAACCAAGTTGACTGGTGCCATCAGCAAGCGGAATGCTCTCTCCCCAACCGGCTTCACCCCAGCCTTGGTTTGAGCTATTCCATCCTTGAAATGCAACAGTGACATCGGCCACATATTAATCCTATGCGATTCTTATAATCGCGTTACTCGCATCAGCTGTTGGGAAACTAATCGTAAAGTCGCCTGCAGTCGAGGTTTTATCTGCCCCAAAGTCTAAAACACAAACGCTTGGATCTCCTGTTGCAGCTTCGTTGTATATTAAAGCCCCTCGTGCAGTGATTGATGCTGAAGAAAATGTTAAGTCATTGAAGTCTGTCAGCGCAGTAGTACCTGAACTAGTAGGTGTTACACTAGTTAAAAAAGCACCCTTTGCAGTGTACCCTGTACCACTTACCTCGTTTGAAGACGTATAAGCGGTAGTCGCTGCATCCAATGATGCGCTACTCGTATATAAAGCCAACTTAAATACGTCACTTGCTGCCGTAAAATTGTGTGTTGCTGTCATTAATTCTTTTTTAAATGACGTACACATTGCTTGGGTAATAGCCATTATAGGTTCCTCAATATTTCAGCCATATCGTTATGACCTTGATTTGAAAGTACATTATACAAACTCGTTCTGTCGCTTTTAATACCTTGATTAATGGAAGCCACAATAACGTGAAAAACTCTATCTCTAAAAGCCTCTGCTTGTAGTTTTAATGCAGGATCAGTAGAATCACTAATGCTTATAATTTTACTAACTGCATTGGTGGCTATTTCTTCAGGGGTCATTCCCCGATTACTCGTCGTTTGAACTTCTACAGCGCCTAACTGCGGCGTTACTTGCACACTAAACATCACCCACTCCTAGTGATATCGTAGCGGTATTCATCTCGAATACCATAACCTTCTCCAAGTTTCTTCAACCCTAAAAGGCCCTCTTGAAATCGTTGTTCATAGTTAGCTAGTTCTTCTGGTGCTTTTAAGAAGTTTACCGCTTCAATTAAAGAACCATAGAACAATGCATTCGGTGCGTTTGTAGAAAGCCACGTAGTTCCACTATCAGCACCTGCTGTTAAAGACGCAGGGCGATACTTATAATGCAACTCAAAAGTATAGTTGCTATCCGGGGTTGGCGCTAACAAAAACGTAGTGTCATCAAACACAGAAAAATACAACGGAAGTCCTGTTGTCGATGAGTTAGGCGTATAATCTCTTATAAATGAGACATGCTTAAATAACAAATAGGAATATTGACTAGATGAGATCACCGCTAAACTTAACGGGGCTAAAAAATCAGTAGGAGTTGATAAATACGAATTACTAGCTGTGGCAGTCCCAGTTACATTTTTTCTAAAAACAGGAAGTTCTACTGCTTTTAATATTCTTTCTTCTGCTTCTTTAATGAAAAGTGCTAAATTGCTGTCGAAAGTTGTTTCAGAAACTTCACAGTAATCTTGAATAGCTGTTTTTAATGATGCGTAAGTAAAACTCATGAAATCACCACTGTTACAGTTCCGACTTCTCCAGTCGCGCCTTCAGAAGTGAACTCTGTTCCTATTGGGTCAGCTGTTATAGGTGAGGGTCCTCCAATCTGCACCCCGTCAGGGGTTGTGTCTCTAGGTCCAGTAGTTTTAACAAAACCTAGTTGAGACTGAGGAAGTGAAACTTCTGGACGAGGTTGTCTTAGAGCCTCAGCATCCGTAGGGTGATGAGGAGGTTCTAACTGAGGATGTTTAGGTTCGTAACATTCAGAACAAACCTTAAACCCAGTCCACTCCATCCTCATTTCTAAATAACGTGTACGAAACCCGCATCTATCGCAGACTCCGTATGAAAATTTTCCTAGTGCATAAGACATTAGACATAACTACGCTGAGGCACTAAATGAACAGAAGACCTATCCTCATCAAATCGCATCGCGTTAATTAAATTCTTTTCGTACAACGCCTCTAAGATTTGAGCTTTCTCAGGATTCTTCTTCATTGCGATATAAAACGCAAGACCTGAAACTAAACAAGGCATAAACCTGCTAGGTATATCTGTATCATTAACTGATGCAGTGATGTCTTGTATTCTTTTCCAACGATAAGAAACAAAAACATCGGTTGAGTTTTCAGGAGCGGGCCAAACAAATAACGTTGGAGTTGTCGTTCGTTCGACATAATATTGTGTGCAACGAGCCTTCGTTGTTTTGTTAGGAATATTTAAATATTCGTTTCGATCAATACGATCTATTTGAAAATCAGTCTGTTGAGAATTAACATCTCGCCGTATAACTGCGTCTAAGATATCAATGTCGTATTCGTTTAACGTATAAGAAGTCTGCCCCTCTGTTAAAGTCAAAGAGACAGATTCTACTTCCCACAGTTGAACCCCACGATTAGACCAATCTGCGAACATGATGTTCATTGATCTTCTTGCGGTTACACCATCGTACCCCGTTCTATACTCTAAACCTGCTAATTCGTAGGCTTCTTCAATCGCCGTAGCAGCATTTAGACTAAAACTTCGAGTCCCAGAAGTTGCCATTAACCATACTTCTTAAGAAGTTCTAAAACTAAAACGTAGTTATCGTTAGCAGCTGCACCTAACGTGGTCAAGTTTATATCACCAGTTTTACCAGATCCTGACGTATTCTGTAATCCGCCAAAAGCAGAAAAATCCATATGTCCATTACTGTCTTGTGAAAGACCAAGAGCAATCGTATCTGTGGTTGCATCCCAAAGAAGTTGCACTTGTGTAAAGCCAATTATTGAGTGGTGTACTTTTTCAATAATGACGCCATTACACGCAGTGCCATCTTCTCTAGTAGCTAAAGCACTAACATCAATTTTCGTGACAGCACTTTCACCTGTGCCATCACTTAAATTAGTCAACTGAATAACTGCTTTATGCGTTCCATCTAAAATAGTTGTTGAGCTTACAGCATCAGCCATATCAGCCTCCTAGGATGCGTCAGAAGAACTACTGATCCCGAAGAACTTCAACACAACTACAGTATCACCGCCTGGATCGCCAGAGAGAACAATTTCAACCTCATCTGCAGTTTCAGTTGCGGCTGTTGTAGTTCCTCCAGACATACCTAAGACACCGTTGCAAGGAAAAAACCCTTTGAATCCTGTGCTATTTACAGCAGCGGAAATTCCATCTACAAATCCGTCTGTATCAGCGTCTGTACCGATATCGTTTAACGTGACTGAATTAGCTGCTGCAGTTGTAACAGCGACCGTTACCGCCATTGGCAAAAAGTTAGAAGGGATACCTATCGCGCTTTCTTTACCTGTGGTAGCACCGTCCGCAACGGTGATTGTTGCGGTATACTGAGAAAGCGTCATCTCACTGGTTAAGTCACCAGTGGTAGAACTTTTTACGATATTTTTGAACCCGTTTTCTGAACGAACTGGTCCTGTGAAGGTTGTATTAGCCATCGTTATCTCCTGTCTTGGCTAGTGTCAGTCACCCTATGTGACTGTCAGGGATATTTGCATCTTACATAAAAAGAAAGGGGGCAACAAGTGCCCCCATGACTTTTTTAGGCTCCGGGAGATCCGAAGATTCCTCGCCAATCGCTAAAGCCGAAAGAGTATCGCTCTCTAGCCTTATAACGAACATTTCCGGTTTCAAAATCACCTTCCATGTTGGTTGAGACTGGAGTACGTACAAAGTGCTTCAGACCATTGGGTACATCTGTCTTCAGGAAGAAGGCATCTGTATCAGTCAAGAAATGATTCACAACGTAACCTTCAGGGATCATTCCCATATTACGAAGAGCGTTGATATCATTGTCTGCTGTTCCGACACGTCCTGGAGATTGCAGCAGACGATCTGCTACGAACTGAAGAGCGGACGGAATAATCAGCTTACGAGCTTGAGCATTAATCTTCAGACCTCGCTCATCTTCAAAAGCAGCGATGTCGATTAACGACTGCTCTAATGAAGTTTCGTTAAGGTCTGCAGCAGTTGAAAGCTCGTTTCGCTGCGTTTCGTTAGATACAGTCGGATGAGCTGTTGAACAAAGTTCAACACCATCGCCGCCAACAAATGAGGAGTTGAACGCTCTGTTAAGAATGTTCGCACCCTTAATGTTTTTAGTCTGCATCATTGAACGTGCAAGTGCACGGGTGTATCGAGACGATAGCGTATCGTAGAGATTATCTTCGATAGCTTCCTCAGTCAACGAAAAGGCAAGTGCAATCGTTTCGTGAGTGTACCGTGCAGTAAACGACTCCTGAGCGGTGTCGTAACTTACACCTGCACCTTCACTCTTAACGGGTGCTTCGCCAAAGCCGGTAAGCATAACTTCTTCCTCAAAAGCTCTTTCAGAACTTTCGGTGTCGAAAACTTCTTCATACTCAGCAGCGTAACGCTCATATTCCAGGCCAAAGAGAGCATGTAGGCCGGGAACAAGCTCTTTTACGAGTTGTGCTCTATTAATCGCCATTAGTTACTCTCCCTAGACTGCGAATGTGTTAGTGGGGAACGTAAATAAGGCTCGTGCACTAGCACCGATTGAGTTGCTCGGAGAGTCAACAAAACCTACACAAAGAGCAATTCCACTACTAGTAGTAGCAGTTACACCTTCTTTTGAACGTCCGTTATTTGTGGAACCAGCAGTGGTGCTAAGTGTGTACTTATTACCAATAAAGCTAACAGCTGGCGTGCCTGCAGTGAACTGGGCTTCAAAAATGATTCCCGGATCAGCATAGACATACGCCTCTGCGTCTTCGCTACCAAGAGTAGCTGTGCTGGCTGGCCAATAATTTGACCATTGAGGAGCACCACTAGTGTCAGTATATTGAACACCAGCAAAAACTCCTACTGGGGTGCTTGTAGCACCTGCCTGATTAATATAACCAGAAGAGAGCGTAACCACGTCGCCAGTAAAGATACTTGTGCCGTACCCGCTTGCAATACGCAATTTCTTGGTTCTAATCACCCCACCATACATATGGGAAGCAGGTGTAAAGCCGTTAGGGGCATCTACATTTGCCATGTTAAAACCTCCAAAGAGTCAAGAGAAATTATTCGGAGTCTGCACCTTTACGTGCACTTCCGAACTGTGTTTTTGAGCTCCTTTGAATGTCTGTCGGTCTGATAGGCATTCTAGGATCACTATCTCGCAACAAGTCATTGTCGACACCACTGATTTGATCATCGGTTTGCCTCTGAAAGTAAGCATCCCGTTCCTCAATGGTTTCTTCAGGAATTTTAGCGAGAATAAGACCACCTACTCCAATCACACCCGCGTGCTGTCCTTGATCTAAGGTCGGTGCATCGAAATCAGGGTGATCTTCTGCGCGAACAGGTTCAAACCCTTCACGAATACGCTTAGACATATTCGCTCGATCATCATGACCTCGGACCTCTGCACGAATCCACCGGTGTTTATAACCAGCGGGAGCTTCAGGGGCATCTAACATTGAAGGCGGTTGCCAAGGTTTTCTGCGAGTTTTCTTCTCTCGTGATTCTGCAGACCTGGAGACGCGATCTGTCATTTTTTACTCTCCTTAAACGTATTTTGCATACTCTTCGAGCGGCACACCGATTCTTTTTGCGATAGCAACTTGTGAGGGCGTGAGACTCACTTTGCGTGATCCCTTCTGAGGTTGCCCAGCACCACGGCTAGAACCCACCACTGAAGATTGCACGTTTTTCGGTTGACTGAACTTATCGGGAAAATATTCTCGAAGTTCTGCATCAAGCCTATCGTAATACTCATCTGAAGCAGGGTTTACACCCTCTTTCTTTAAAGTATCATCGATCGCTATAGCAGCTTCAGTCATCACACGATCTTGTCCAAACCACTGGTTACTCCTATGCCAATCCTGTGCTCTAGGATCAGGAGGCGGAGGAGCAGCCTGTTGTCGGGACTCTACTTGATTTTCTTGTTTATTACTAGAGGCTCGTCTTCGACTTTCTAGTCTTTGACGATTCTGTGCTCGTTTAACATTTTGCTCTTCTAGCGTTACTTTAGTTAGAGCTTCTGTTGCTAAAGCTATTGCTTCCGCATCACCTAGCTCTTGTGCTTCTCGAAGAGCTTTACGAGCACGTTCACCTTCAGATTTAACTCTAGCATCATACTCAGAAACTAAATTAGCGTCTGCAGATGACAGTCGAGTTTGAAGAGAAGCCTTTTCCTTATATAAAGATTCAGCATAGGTAACAGCTTCGTCTCTTTGTCGTTCAGCTTCTCGCATACGATAAGTTAATTTATCAATACGCTTTTTAACGGAATCACTATAGTCGTCAAGCTCCTCTGAGTGTTGAGCTTGTTCTTCCGACTCTTGCTCTTCGCTAAAATCTTGATCCTGTAAACCTTCTTGAGCTACGTCTGCGGCTCTAGGATCATACTCACCTTCTGGTAAAACCAGTTCAATTTCTTGCTCAGACATTTTTCCTCCTTACTGCAGAATCGACTCAGGATCAGATATAACAGCGAGAATCTCGTCATCGTTTAAAAGACGCATATCACCGCCTTCTATACGGAAACGAGCACCTGCATATCGCCCAAAAATTACCCAATCACCTTCTTTGCACCAAGGACCATCAGGAAACTTGTCTTGATCTGCGTATGCACTTGGACCTAAAGAAACAACAAGACCAACTATTGCAGCGACCTTTTCTTTTTCCAGTGTTTGTTTTGCGAGCATAATACCACCCCGTGTGGTAGCTTTTGGCTCGAACGGCAGAATTAAAATTCTGTAACCTGTCGGGACAGGTAGTTTATCAGCATGCGATTCTAAAGTTTCTAGGGTCAAAGAAGGTTCTTCCGTAGAAGACTCTTGTGATCCGAAATTTAGAACTCGGTCAGGGACATCAGTCATCGATTTCATCGTCCATTTTTGAAAGCAGGTTTACAATTTCTTGCTCAGTAAAATTTAAACCTGAAATTTCTCCAACAACTCGTTGGTACTGAGCGAAGTCTTGGGCGCTTCCCGAAGAAAGCGTTTGCGAGAGTGTATCTTGACGCTCTCGTACTTTCCGGAGTAAATACTCCGAATACTTTATGAAGTCCATACGTTAGTTAATGTAACTGGTGAAAGACGTACCTTTTGTCGCCGCACCTGCTCCTTTAACTTTTTTCTGAACTCCTCCTTCTGAATACTCACCGATCTTTACGGACTTTGCTTGAGCAAAACCCTCATCGGAAGCAGTCATCGATTCGACTTTTGCACTTTTAGGCCGTTTGTTTCCCGG